CTACATGGCTGGCATCGACCCGCTCACGAAGGAGCCCCTGCCGGCCGACTTCCCCGACAAGCGCGGCCACATCGACGGATGGATCGTCTCCGACACGGAGGACACCAGCCGGGACATCATTCAGCGAACGCTCGTGCGCGAGGTCTTGGGCGAGGACGAGTCCGGGTTCCTCTGGAACTTCGTCGACGACTCCTGCTCGTGGACAGAAACCGGCGGGTGGAAAGACAACCGCTTCGCTACGACGAACGGCTCCCGCACCACGTTCAAGTTCGCCACGCAGCGACGGCGCACCTTCCAAGGCACAAGCCGCAACCTCATCTGGGCCGATGAGGAGCAGCCGAAGGACATCATGGAGGAGTGCGAGGCGCGCGTCGTCGACTGCAACGGCTTCCTCTGGGGCACGCTGACACCGGTCTACGAGAAGCTTCGCGGCATCCCGTGGGTCTACTACGACAAGTATCTCCCCCGGGACAGCAAGGGGATCGTCTTCCACAATTGGTCCTTGCTGCACAACCCCTTCATCCCCGACGAAGCGAAGAAGCGCCTGATGGACTCGTGGGACGAGGACAGCCGCGAGGTCCGCGTCCACGGCAGCTTCGTGCCAATGGGTATCCAGCTTGCCTTCCCGACCAGCGTGATTCGCGGACTTCGCGATCAGGTCGTGCCGCCGGAAGAAGGCTTCCTCTCGTTCGACGAAGAAGGGAAGCCCGGCCTTGTCCAACTTTAAGTGGCGGGTCTGGGAGAAGCCTCTTCCGGGCGAGTCTTACGCTCTTGGGGGCGACCCATCGGAAGGGTTGCAGCACGGAGACGACTCCGCTGCCCAGATCCTTCGATGCTCGACGGGCGAACAGGTAGCCGAGCTTCAGGGCAAGATCGAGCCGTTCGCTTTTGCCGAGGAGTGCTTCGGCATGGGCAGCTACTACAACAACGCGCTCATCGGGATCGAGAACAACCGGGACGGCGGCGCCAACAAGGTGCTGTTCGAACTCGGCTACAAGAACATCTACTTCGAAATGAAGGAGGTCGGCCTTCCGTATCAGAAGCCGACCGCCAAGCTCGGCTACAACATGAACGCGCGCACGCGCGCGATGCTCGTGGCTCTGGCGCGGAAATACATGGAGGACGGAAGCCTCCACATCCGCAGCCAGTGGCTGCTTACGCAGATGGAAACCTTCGCGTTGGAAGGCGAGAAGTTCCAGGCAATTGCCAACGCCTTCGACGATCTCATCATGGCGATGCTCATTGCCTGTGAGATGATGCGCGTCCAGCTTCTACGGGGCGCCGTGTCCAGCAACAACCTGAAGCCGCTGTGGAATGGCGAGGAAGTCGAGAAGGGCATCGAAGACCTCGATGAAGCCCTGAGCATCGACCCGAACAAGACTCGCGTGCAACGGCTGATCGACAGCAAGACGAAATCGAACTACCAGCAGTCCATCGTTGAGGCATCGACGATGGGTAACTTGGCCGGGTTCTGAGGAGGAATCATGTGGTGGGAACACCTGTTGTTCAGCGTCCCTTGGATGCTGGTGCTGATCTTCTTCATGCGCTTCATGCTGAGTCAGCGACAGGCTGACAACGACGAGCGCCAGAGGCTCATCTCCAACGTCCTCGCCCTTGCTACAGGTTCCGTGTCGCCGGACCATCGAGCGAAAGAGGAGTTCATCCCGTTCGATGACCCGAGGATGAAGGACATCCTCGATCACGTGCGGACGTCGACTACTGCTGATGTTGAGGGAGAGTCGTGAGCGAGATCACCGCCGCCGAGGTCGACAAGTCGTTCCGCAAGGGGGCGCCGGCAGCCCCCGACCACGTAGGCGATCGAGTCCCCGATTCCTACTCCACAGGCACCCGAGGACCGGGGAACCGGCAACCCGGGGAACTGATCATCGACGGAGAAACGATCGTGTCCCAAGGCGAATACGGCTACGGAAACCCCGGAAGCGAAATGCGCGCGCGGAGGCGCGGTGCTTCTGTTCCACGTGAAACGGGACAGAAGGAAGATCCGAGGGCTGACGTTCGCCCAGAGCGCAAGACATCCGCTGCCGGCCCGGAGCAGATGAGCTTGACCAGCGAAGAACTGGCCGACATGATCTGGGAGAACGGTCCGGGCAACTACAACTACTTCGTGTCGCCGTCCTTGCCGGTCGGATGCCAGTGGTGGTTCGGCTCATGCTCTCTGGTCATGCTCGGAGAGGAAGACTTCGCCAAGTTGGCCCGGCTGATTTCGCTTCGAACGAAGGACATGGTCGAGCATGAATCCGGCTTCCATGGAGACAGTCAGCGGGTCATGTCGGATCCGACGTTCGGCCCCATCATGGCGATGTCGGGCGCGATGACCGGAATGCAGTTCCTTGACAATCTGCCGAGAAGCCAGCAATCTTCAGGGGAAGATCCTTCTCAGCCGTAGGCGAGGCCCTGACGCATGAACATGGAATCTGCATCTGGCTCACCGGTTTCGTCTCTGTCCAAGACGCCGGAGTCTGAAGAAGACCTGATCTCCTTCGCGGACGAGGTCTTCGAATACTGCCAGAGCGACAGAAGCGGCTTCGACTACCGGATCAAGGAAGCCCTCCACATGCTGGCGGGCGACCACTGGATTCGCTACGTGCCGCACACGCAGCAGTTCGCGCGGCACAGTCTCGACGATTGGATTCCGACTCCGACGACGAACTACCTCGTCAAGTATTTCGATCGCATCGTCGACCTGTTCGTCTCCGGCGATCTGGCTGAAATCGTCGATCCGGCCACCAAAGACCAAGCTGACATCGAGGCGGCTCTTGCCGCCCAACGCGCGCTCCGGGCCGAGTTCTCTCGGATGCACACCGAGACCGGGCTGATCATCCCGGCCGCCGGCTGGCTCACCCTCACCGGAAACGCGGCTGTCTCTGCCGTGTGGAACGCACGCGCCGGTCGACAGGTGAAGTCTCCGCGCATGTCCCTGAAGGACCGCCCGGTAGAGCAGGACATCCTTGAGTGCAACCAGTGCGGCTACAAGGAAGACGCCGATCTGAAGGCGATCGAGTGCCCGGAGTGCGGCAGCGACATGGTTCCCGGGAAGGTGTCGGCCCTCGACATGCAGACCGGCAAGCCGATGATGGAGTCCTATCGGGAACACGAAGTCGACGAGCAGGGCAACAAGCTCTTTGACGAGTTCACAGTCGGAGACATCGAGGAACGCTGCGTCAACCTGCTGAACTGGTTTCCGCAGCCGACGAAGTCGTGGGAGCATTGCCGCTACGTTGTCGAGGGCGAGCCAATCGACCTCGATGAACTGCGCGACATCTTCGGGTCGAAGGCAGCGGAAGTCCACGCCGAGGATCTGGAAGTCTCCGAGTGGACCGGCGTCTTCAACACGGCGATCCAGACGATGGCCGGGCTGGACGACGAGAAGGCCAAGCGGGATCACTGCTATCTCCGCTTCCTGCGCCACGTGCCCTGCAAGAAGTGGAAGGACGGCCTCTTGCTGATCACCGCCAACGGGCGCGTGATGCACAAGGGGAAGCTGGATCACTGCGGCGACGGCAAGCTGCCCTACGAGTTCATGAAGTATCGGGACATCCCGGGCTTTTTCTGGGGGCAGGGCGTCTTCCAAGACGTCATCCCTATGATGAAGCGGGTCAACGCGATCGACTCGCACATCGTTCAGAATCGCAAGCAGATGGTGTCGGCACAGTGGCTTGTGCCCGAGGGATCCGCGATCAGCCACATCGACGGCCGCTCCGGCCTCATCATCCGCTGGTCCCCGTCGACCACCGCCGGCTTCAAGCCTGAGAAGATGCCGGGCACACCGGTCAGCCAGCAGGTGCTGAACGAGCGCGAGCAGACGATTTCCGACATGGAAGAAGTCTCCGGCGCCCGCGAGATCCTTCAGGGCGACGTCCCGCCCGGGCCGGAGACGGGTGCGGCCATTGAGCGCATGCAGGAACAGGCGTTCCGTCGCTTCAAGCCCGCCATTTCCCGCTTCCGACAGGGTCTCGCCAACCACGCTCACCGGAAGCTGCGCCTGATCCAGAAGCATTGGGCCGAGCCTCGCCTGATCCGCACCATCGGAGAGAACAAGGAGACGCAGTCCTTCTACCTCTCTGGCGCCGACCTTCGTCGCGCCGAGGACATGGAGATCCGCGTCAGCATCGGCCTCGACTTCTCCGAGGCCAGCAAGAGAGATCGAGTCGTCAATGCGCTCTCCTCTGGCCTTCTGGGAGACCCGAATGATCCGGTCGTTCGCGGAAAGGTGCTGGAAAAGCTGCAAATCGAGGGCTTCGAATCCGAATACGTCCTCGATGCGAAGAAGGCGCGTCGCGCGCTTCTGGCAATCCAGAATGGCGAAGATCCGCCCGAGATCCTACCTGTCGACAACCACGGTGTTCAGTTCCAGATCTTCCGCGAACACATGCTGACGACAGAGTTCGAAGAATCTCCCGACTCGATCAAGGAGAAGATCCTTGCCCGGGCCGTGGAGCATCAGCAGGCACTTCAGAGTGAGCAAGAGAACGTCATGGCGGCGGCTCAAGCCACGAAGGGTGCTGGTGACGCCGCCACCGCCGCTGTCGCAGAGAGCGGAGCGATGGGTGGCGACATGCCCACAACCGCGTAGGTCAGACGATGCCCCCGGAAGAAGATGGACGGGGAGACGCCGAGAACGGCGCCGCTCCCGAGAACGTCCCTGTTCAGCCAGAGGAATTGACCGATGAAGTCTTC